CTGAACACCATTAGTCATTCTACTTACATAGAAATCATCTCCATGAAAATTGTGTGCAAGTTTAAAATCATAATTATTACCACTTGTCCATGATGCTCCTGCAACCGTAAGCCAATTCCACCATTCTGTAAAAGGTGCTCCGTCTGGATCATATCCGTAATGAAATCCAGAGTTTTGATTCGGAGATACTATCCCTTCACCATCTGCTCTTGTAGACCTTCTTGAGTTAGCACCGTAAACAATACGACTACTATCGACACCATCAACTTTTTCTGAATCAGCAGCCTTTGCTGTTTTGCCTAAATAGTCATCATTGTGATTATGACTAGATGCTGCGTATCCTGCATCTCCATGGTCACCCCAACCATAGGCTGTGTTTCCTTTTGTCGATGTAAAACCATCTCCTACAGTTAAAACACCACCAGAAGAATATGTCATTCTTTTTGTTTCTGATCCTCCAGGTCTCCATTCCAGATCTCCACCATTATAGGATGCTATGTCCCATGATACCGTACTGTCATCTCTAAGCCTTAAATATGCCCAGTTAGATCCTCCATTTTCTATTTCTATTCTAGCAGATCCTGATGAATCAACTCTAAAACCTAATCCATTTGTAGATTTAATAGTTTGATTTGTACTAGCACCTCTATCAGCAACAGTATCTAAAGTATCAGCCTCTGCTGTTAAATAACCTTCACTTGCGTGGTTACCCCAACCATGTGCTGTATTCCAGTTAGAAACAGATGGGTATGATTCATCTATTACTCTTTCATTAACTGATTTTTGAATTGTAACACCTTCAAGATCTGTCCTTTGACTTATTTCCCATCCAGTTGATATATTCATTGCACTATGGTAAAACCCTGGGTGAGCAATTACGTCTACCGTAACATGACCATATTTCCAACCATCAGTAACCTCTCCTAAAATTAAATAATCTTCGTCTGCTGAGGTTGAGTACGCATAATGTAAATCCTTAGCACTCTGTCCATGCTTTTTAATTCTTTTATTATACCATCCACTTGTCCAATCATGTCCTGATACAGTATAAATTGTATGTGCATCTGATGTGTACTCATATAAGGTCACCCTCAATACAAGCATTGACCAGTTTGATTTACTGTGAAATCCTGGTAATTTTATTTTTATAGCACCTGTAGAATCACCACTATCTGACCAGTGTAAAACACAATTAGCAGAGGTGTTATCTATAACAACTGGATATTTTACATTTCCACCAGAAAAGATGGTGTCGTTATCAGTGGTTTTATATCCTGCATCTGCGTGGTTACCCCAACCATGTGCTGTAACTCCTTTAGCAACATCGGCTGTAGAAAAATACTTAGTGGTATGTACTGTATGTATACTACTCCAAGTGGTACTGTTTTCTTGGAATCTAACACCCATATCACCTGTTTGTGATGATAGATGTATTTGTCCGTAATAATTTCCAGAGTGCAAGTGCATAGAAAGAACTCCATACCCATTATGAGCACCTGCCATTCTAGCACCACCTGTCCAACCACCATCGTCCTGAGCGAACATATAAGTTCCTTGATCGTCAACATTTTTTTCCGATCTAAAAACTTGTAACCCAGTAGATGTAGATAAATAACCCATCTCTGCAATTTCAGCAGAGGTTAACTGAGTATTATTATCAGTGGTTTTATATCCTGCATCAGCATGATTACCCCATCCATGTGCTGTAACTCCATTAGCAACATCCGTTGTAGAAAAATGACCTGAGTCATGTACAAATCTCCAATCTTGCCATGTTCCACTGTTTTTACCTCTAACAGATATTTCACCTGTTCTGAAATTACTAAATATTTGTGAAACCCAACTTGAACTATATGCTGCTACAAAAAGACCTCCATCAGCATAACCTGCATCTGTTGATGTATTTGTGTACCCAACCATGTTTGAGTGTGCATCATCTATTTTAATAACATTGGTGCTGTTTCTAGACGTAAATAAAGTACCTGCAAAATTATATAGAGTATTATTATCAGTGGTTTTATATCCTGCATCAGCATGATTACCCCAACCATAGGCTGTATTCCAATTCGCTGAGTTGTTTGTGAAAACACCACTATGAAATATAGTCCTCCATGGATTCCATTTTTTTGCACTATCTTGATTCCAACTTCTAAATGATAATTTACCTGCATCATCATTATAAGTTGCATTTAATTGTAGAGAGTAACTATCTGCTCCTATTCTAATTAATGGCCCACTATGAGGTGCATTGTTGGCATATGTAAAATCTACAGATTGATCAATTTGCAGATCAGCATCTTGTCCAGGATGTGAATTCCAACCATTGTCTCTAAGAAATTTTGTACTATCAAGGCCATCAAGTTTTTGTGAGTCTGCTGCTTTTGCAGTCTTACCTAAATAATCGTCATCATGGTTATGACCAGATGCTGCATATCCTCCGTCAGCGTGATTTCCCCATCCGTAGGCTGTGGCCCATTGTGATGACTTTCCATGAGATTTTGTAAAAATTTCTCCATCAACATGAAGACCATTTGATATATCCCATCTAGTATTTCCTTGATCCCAAATAAATTGAGCAGAGGCACTTGTCCCTCTTAGAACAGTTATACCACCAAGATTACTACTAGTAGCACTTCCTCCTTTATTAAGTTCTATATTCTTATCTTCTACCTGTAGGGTAGCAGTATTCAATGTAGTTGTCGTTCCATTAACAATAAGGTTACCACCAACAGTAACATCAGATGTACTTATCAATGTTGAGGATGTTAACCCTAAATGTCTTTTACTTGGTGATGTTGTAGCCATATTATTTCTTTTTTCCTTTTAAACGCTTTCTTGGTATTTTAAATTTTATTTTAGAGTCTAAAGATGCATCATGCAAACTTCCATACATTACTGAACCTTTGCCTTTATAGCCTAAATTATAAGGCGATCTATCAGGATGACCTATTGCTTGTATCTTAACTACTAATTGAGTTCCTTTAGCAGTAAATATATGTGCTTGATCTGTAGATTTATCATAAGTTTCCCAGGTCACCCCATTATCTGGAGATACAAAAACAGTTAATGAGCAGCCTTCTGGTACATAATAATTTTGCAATCCTCCTAAAAAAACCATATCTATATTACCATTATTTGGTAATGTATAACTTCCAAATGAAACATTCCAGTCACCTATTAATTGCTGAGGTTTATCTTCTTTAGGCCAAATTAAAAATCTATGACCATCTGCACCATATCCTCCTTGTATCCAATATTGTGATCCGTTGGCTGAAGACATTAAAACCATTCCATGACCGTAGTCACTTCTATAAGACCTACCTCTACCACCTGTAGTGGTATCCTCAGTCATGTCGTTATACCTTCTAAATCCTGGTGACTTTGCATTGGTTTTATCTATCCAACCACCTAGCATATTCCACCCTCTATCTGAATGTGTTCTTATGTATTCTGGATACTCTGGATCTTTATCCATAGGTGTTCCAGATGTTTTCTGGTATTTGTTACCAAACCTAAACAAGTTATCAAACTGAACATTATCTGCATTGTTTACATAAACTTGTTTTAATATAGTTGGTTTTGTACCTGTCATACATGGTGTAACATCTATTTTCACTATTCTACTACTACCACCAATCCACATTACATTAGGTGCACCATTAGGATCTTCCACAAACAAACCCATTTCATATCCATCATCTCCTACACCTGCATCTCCTAAATCACACCATACAAGTTCTGGACTTGCTGTTGATGCTTTTTCGATCATCATAAAGTTTGCATTGTAGTATGAACAGTAAAACACTCTGTCATTTACCTCATCATAAAACAAAGTAAATCTATATCCGTTTCTATCGTCATTTGCAGTTCCTGACTTACCATTTGTCTCCCAAGTAAGTATTTGTTCTACACCTGTTTTTACATTTCTCCTAGGGTATTTTTGATAATGCCTTGCATCATACTCACCTACATAGAACCACTCTCCTGCACAAACTAAACCACTTGTATAATAAAGACCTGCTGAAGAAATATTCATACCTCCTTCATTTATAAATCTTTGTGGGTTTGCGTGAGTCGGTCTAGGATCTTTAACAAATGTTGTACCTCCGTTTAAACAACCACTATAATCAAAGGTTGTGTACCCATCAACATTATATGTCATTTGTACACCCTTCTTATTTATTTTATCAATAGCCACAGACTGCATATGATTGTATGTGCTACCTGTATCTCTCCATATAAAATTATTGTCATGAAATATTTTAGTTAGAGTTCCATCATTGTTTAGCCTTCTACAAGCAAAACCATCTCCCCAACCTGCTGTAAATAATAGGTCACCATCAATTTCATAAGAGTTTGGAAAACCAATTTGCCTATCTCCACCATCGTAATCACCAGAACCACTATTAACCAAAGTATTACTATATCCACCTTTAAATAAAGGTAGAACAGCGTATTGGCCTCCGTATTCATTCATACCTGCTCCAACTATACTCTTGATCTTAGATCTTGATAACTCGTCTGATTTAAACATTCTTTAGTTCTTCTATTTTATTTTCTGCCTCTACAATTGAGGATTTTAATAATTTAACTAGATTATCATCTAGTAGTTCTCTTTCTAATTCTAACTCTAGGTCTTTTTGTCTTTGTGACAACAACCAGTTCCAATATGATAAATTATCTCCTTTCATTATGACTCTGTTATTTCAACCCAAAACTGATGAAACTTATTATTGCTAGTAGGTTTCATATAACTTGTGTTAGTTCCAGAATAAATTAATGATGCACTTGATCTCAATAAACTTCCCTGAGTATCATGTTCATGATGATATACATTATACACACTTACAAATCTTTTCTTACTTGATGGTGCATCCCATTGAATGTATTTTGCATTATTAAGGTCTACTACACTTAGATTAGTAGGCTCTAGTTCACCAACACTAAAGTCTTGTGATGTAGTTGCAACGTCAGAATAAACCCCTTGTTTAACTGCGTAAACTCTGTACTCAATTTTTCCACCTTCATCAAAAGAATTATCTATTACAGACATTTCTTCTGCAAAGTCATCAGGAGGAATGACAGATATTAAACCAAAGTCACTTCCTACTACAGAACTAAATACTAAATATTGATCGATGTTACCAGTTCCAGATGCAGTAATAACAACCTCTATTGTGTCACCAACTATTCGTGATAATATTTTTGGTGATTCAGGTTTAGATCTTGTGAGATATCCTCTTGTTGAGTGGTCACCCCAACCATAGGCTGTTTGCCAGTTTGCAATTCTTGTGCTGTCTACATAGTGCGTACTTCCACCACTTGGGTATAATTTTCCAGGAAAGTCTGTATCACCATCATTTTGGAATCTCCATTCTTTTCTAGCACCCCATCCTCCAGACATATTATCTGGAAATGCAAATACTTTTAGACCACCTTCAGCACCAATAAATACAGTCTCTTCTGCATTATTAATATTGGTATTTAATGTACTTGACGTATCACCACCTGCTATAATTACCGAATCATCATGACCGATAGTTATTCCTCCGTTTGCTGTTGTCCTTTTAAGTATTACCTGACCATCTACCTGTAATATATCTCCAGTATCAGGAGTAAAGTTAATTACACCTGCAATTTTATTATCTCTTGCACGAACACTTTCTAGATCTGATGTCTCTGAATATGACGTTAGATATCCACCATCTGCATGGTTACCCCAACCATGTGCAGTGTCCCAGTTACTTGTATTTGAGTTACCAGTGTGTAATATTTTCCACCAATCACTCCAGACTTTATCTTCTCCCCATTTCTCAGATCTTACATATAATTCTCCAGTGTTGTTGTTGCCAGAACTTGCTGCTGCAAATTGTGTTCTTGCTTTACTGTCATGATATGTAAATTCTAAACCTGTTGCATAATTACCAGAACCAGGTCTGTTTTTTGCTTGGAAAGCACCCTTAAAAGGTGTAACACCAAGACCTCCATTAATATCATTAAAGTCAGCAACCTGATAGGCAAAATTAATTTTCCCTGTTGCCTCATCATCAACATCACTTCTTACATATTTACTATTTATAGGTATACTTGTAATATAACCTGCATCAGCATGATTACCCCATCCATGTGCAGTATTCCAATTGTCTATTCTACCTGTACTTACATATTTAGTAGTTGAGCCTCCTGGATAAATATTACCATCAGTAAAGTAATTACCATTATCTAAGTCTAACCATGCTAATTCATCTACACCTGAGTGACCTTTTGCAAAATCTGCATTTGCTTTACCAAAAGAAATTCTTCTATTGCTTTGGTTTGGGCCATATATCATTGTTGCCCAATCACTACTAGTTCCGTTTGCGTTCCATAGCATCATACCATATGATGTAGTTCCACTGTCGTAAACTGTTATTCTATTTTCTGTGGTATCCTCTGCATTATTAGTTAATCCTAGTCTTGGTGCTATAATCGCATTAGTTACTGTACCACCATTAAAGATAGTGTCGTTATCTGTGGTTTTATATCCTGCATTTGCATGGTTACCCCAACCGTAGGCTGTATTCCAATTATCTGATGATCCGTCTGTTATAGAAATAGTTCCAACTTGTAAATGACCGTCAACAACTTTACTTGAAGCGTATTTTACAATTCTAACACCTTTATAACTACCATCAACAGCATTAGAGGATCTTTGCCCAATCTCCATCATTAGAGCATTGGCAGTAGTTCTATTTGGTAAGTAATGAGTAAATGTTTGTGTCCAATCATCGCCACTAGATCCTGCTTGAAAAGTCCATTGATTTGAAGCATTTCTAAACCAAGTATGACCTCCATGATCTTTTACGTCTATTGAATATGTTGATTCTGCTTGAATAGTTTCATGACCATGAGTAGGTAGAGATGTAAGATATCCACCGTCAGCATGGTTACCCCATCCGTAAGCCTCATTCCAATTAGAACTTGAGTCAGTAAAGTTTCTTGATGTATAAATAGTTTGCCAGTCACCTCTTCCTCCACCTGTAGCAGATCTAAAATATAGATCACTGTCTTGTTTGTCATTACTTGCTAAATCAAAACCTGCTGTATTACCTACAGTGCTATATGATGTGTGTAAAACAAAATTTACAGATGTAGCATTGGGTATTGTTGAATCTGCCTTAGCGACTCTATAAAATCCACTTTTTAAATGACCTTCTGGATTCAATTGTGCTCCAGTTATAGAATCTGTACCTGTTGCGTTATCTCCATATATTACTCTAGAAGAATCAATACCATCTAATTTATCTGAATCTGCTGCCTTTGATGTTATACCCAAATAAAGATCTTTGTGATCTCCCCATCCATGTGCTGTAACTCCATTAGCGACATCTGTAACACTAAAATCTAAACTATGATGATATCTTCTCCAGTCAGACCATACACTGTTGTATCCTCTTGAATGTAAGTCTCCTGTTTGAAAATGAGTTGCTAATTGACCTGTTACATTACCACCATTACCAAAAGTAGATATAGCATAATGTGCATTTGTTGGGTTTTTAGTAGTAGGATTTATTCTTCTGCTTGAAGGTGTTTGATAATCAGGAGTTGATCCATCACTTACTTGCTTAACAAAACCTGTACTGTCAATACCATCTAGTTTTTCAGAGTCGGCAGCCTTAGCGTTAGATGCAAGGTAACCTCCTTCAGCGTGGTCACCCCAATTATATGCAGTATCCCAATTAGTGGAATTACTTCCTGATGCAGTTATTTTACCATCTAAGGTTAAATCACCATAAACTTGACCACCAGATCTTGGCATCATTATTTGAGACCAAAGGTGTGAGTTATAGTTGTATGCCCATAAATGACATATCCTAACATTGTTGTTAGGCTTATCTAGAGTATATCTGAATTTTGTAGTACCTACACCTGAATTTCCTGGTATATTAGTATAGACATCTTCATATGCATTATTAGTTTCATGAACACAAGTAACCCAAGCACCATTACTATATGCCTCGATCTTAACATCTTTACATCTCCAGGTAGAATTACCAAATCCAATTCCTACATATGCTCCATATGAAAGTGTTCTTGGAATATCAAATTCTATAACAACAGGCCCTGCTTCAAAGTCTGATGTTGGTATACCTGCCATTGTAGCAAGTCCATCAAACATAGAATCTATCTCTCCATCTGATAGAGATGTGTTTGTAAGAGTAAATTCAGATCCTCGCTTTCTAGCGTTACCTAAATCATTTGATAGATAAGCATTTGCTAATAGCCTTCCTTCTGAATGGTGTCCTGCAAAGTAATCTCCACCACCTTGATGAGAAGATATTACATACCTACCATCTATGTCCACAGTTTTATTTGTAGCACCTGATATGGTAAAAGTTATTTTACCATTTCCTGTGTCAAAAGAAACTCCGTTTAAATAATAGTTTGTGTTTGATGTAGAATATCCTGCATCTGCGTGGTTACCCCAACCGTATGCAGCATCCCATTGTGTCGAAGAACCTCCATCACTTTTTGAGATTACACCATCTACTGTTAAATCCCCTGCTACTTCTAACGAGTGAATAAATTCTATTGCCATGTCTTAATTGTTTTTAGACAGCAGCCGACAAAATGTTTACTTTTATTGTGCCCATTGCTTGATCCTTTGCAAATTCTAATAGGACTGTCTCCTTATCTTTTACTGTTACATCTGCATAAATTAACTTACCACCTTTGTACAACTGAACAATAATATTTTCTGTGCCTAAACCATGTGTAACACCAAAACTATTTGATGCTGATTCTTTTGGCATTAATGCAGAGTACGCTTTGTTCTTTACAGTATCTAATGTAATAGAAACATCTCCAAGATTAGTCATTGTACCAGAACCAGTTACATCACCTGTTAAGGTAATTGTTGGATCTGCTGTTAATTTAAAGTCTAAAGTTTGATCAGTTTCTTGATAAGTTACAGATAAACCAGTTTCTGTGTTACCAGTAACCATTTCACCTACAGCAGTTTTAGCATCATCAGCATCGAAAGTATTAATTTGCGATGTTAAAGCAATTGTTCCAGAAGCATCTGGTAGTGCTATTGATTGATCCTTTGTTGGCTCTTCAATAGTTAAAATTGTTTCAAACTCATCTGCTGTTGCTCCCTCAAAGACAAAAGCGTTTGTAACATTCACCTGCGTTTGGTTAACTGTTACAGTATCACCTTCAACACTAAGGTTTCCTTTAATTACAGCATTACCTTCAACTGAAAGATTTCCTTTTTTAGTTACAATATCTCCCTCTGCTGTAACTGTATTAAATGTTACATCACTAGTTGTTGCAACTGCTTGACCAATAGATATTTTACCTGCTGCACTTATAGTAACACCAGTACCTCCACTTATATAAGCCTGTACGTCTGCATCAGAGTATTGCGTGATAGTGGTTGCAATTTGACCATCAGTAATAGTAATACCTGTACCATTTGAAAAGTGTGCTCTTACCTCAGTAGAACTTGGCCCTGTGTAAGTAAATTTACCTGTATCTTTATCATAGGATAAACTACCATCACCACCTGTATCAGACACCTCAAACATTGCTCTTACCTCAGACTCAGTTAAGGTTTCCCCTAGAGTTACCCAAGCAGATCCATCGTAAAATCTAAACTTGCCAGTTGTTGTGATAAATACAGCCTGTCCTGCGACTGGTGCTGTTCCTGTTTCATCGGTTGCGTTAAGTTCTTTGAACGCATCGCTTGTTATGTTGTCTATTACGACATTTTTTACTTGATTCTGATTGAGATCAAGATGATGTAAAAAGTCTATTGCCATGATGTATTAATTTAGATATACCTTTCCAGAGGTTAATGTGTTAAATGTTATTTTTATAATGTTCAAATTTAAGTATTCTACAGCACCATACACAATATTTTCATAGTCGTCAACGAGTGTAACTGTAGGTTTTTTATTTAGTTGATGTATCACCTCCCATTCATGCAATGGTGTAGGGAATTTTTTTTCATACGTTGCAAAAGGATTGTATGTAGGAATATTTGTTATTTTATTCCAATCTGCTGAAGGTGCAAAAGTAATAACATCAACAGGTATTAGTTTATCTCCTTGGTGTTCTCTAGGTACATTGTTCCTTATAACATCTAGTATGTTTCTTAAAATTTCTGTAGTATCTTGATTTGTAAGATTGGCAGCCAACCTATCTGTAAGGTGCTGAAAACTAGTAACTACAAACTCATAATCCTTATTGTATTTATCGAATAAAGATCTATTGTATCCATCATATGTTTCCATAAGATTTCTTAAAGTGTCTATATAAGACAAAACCTCTATCCTTGTAGGAGTTGAATAAACATCCGTAACTATTGAAGAAGAGAATCTAATTTTTACTGATACCCAACTAAATTGAGTGTTGGTGTATACACAGTTTACGTCTAAATAAGTTTGGTAAGTTGTATCAAAGTAATTTCCTTCTATATCACTTAGACTGTAGGTTCTTTCTTTTGAACCATTTCCAAGACTTGTATATGAAGGGATTTCTAATGTTTGGTTTGGATATGATGATGTGAATACTCTTGTTATTTCATTTAAAGTATAGTTAGTAACATCATAACTAGGGGTTTCATCTACAACCTGAACTAAGGGTGTAAACTCGTCTATTTTATTTTTTACTACTGAACTTATGTATTCAAAATTAAAATTAAATTGTTTCTGTCTTTTCACTAGTTCATCATCTCCAACAGTAAAGTAATACTCAACTATATAATTACCTTCAGCGACTTTTCCGTCTGAAGAAGATAATGGTAATGTGAATTCATACACAGAAGATATATTAGAAATATCAGGAGTTTCAAAGTCTGGTTCTCTTACTATACCGTCTGGCCTGGTTATTCTAATAAAAATTTTTATATCTTTCTGAACATGACTAAATGTAGAGTTATCCCTCACATCTAGTGTAGGGGATGAGGTTAGATCAAACTGTATCTTAAAATCTACAGATACCTCTCCAGTATCATTTTTAAATGTGCTCATACATATTTTAGAATAAAAAAAGTCGGCTTCAGTAATAATTACCTTGGCCGACTTTCAAAACAAACCAACAACAAATTATTTTAGCAATTTTACGATTTCTTCATAAACTGATTCCCCATTTTTGTTACTCAAAACAAAGTTAGTGAACCCTTGTAAATAACTTGACTTGGAAGATCTTGGTACTTGTACAATAGTTTCACCAGTTCCTACCCAAACAAAAGAACTAGAGGCTTTGTCAAACTTAATTATTTTTTTATCTATTGCTTTCTTTACGTTAGACTGAATAGACTTGTTTTTATCCTTACTAAGTGCAATGAATTGTTTAGGATCTTTTTCAGCCATAGTCTCTAACTCGTCTCTTAAAACAGAAATATCTCTTGTCTCATCTTTATTCATGGAAGAAATAAATTCTCTCACCTCTGATGCACTTAATTCAGCAGCAACATTCATTGCATCTCTTCTAAGCGATCTTTGTGACCTAGACTCCTTAGCGACTCTAGTTGGCTCTATTAGTTCAAACAAAGGCTTAATTGATGTATCTCTGTTTGGATTAGACTTATTGTAATTAGATAGCATTAAGTATTCAAAGATTTCTCTATCTCCTGTCTTATTACCTCTCAACATTAGTTTACCTTGAGTCTGCTTAGTAAAAGCAATAGGCTCAATTACTGGTGTACCACCTATACCTAATGACTTAATGTTAGCAATATCCACATAGTCGTCTTTCTTTGGATCATATATCCTGTCAACTTTTGGCATGAATGCTATTGAAGGCATAATAAACTGACCTTTGTTATTTGGATCAGGTTTAATGTCTAAATATTGAAACACTTTTATATCTGTTCTTTTTAGAACAGGTATTGTTTCTACGTTGTTAAATTCTTTTGTTTTTATCATAATTGTTGAAGTTTAAAAAAAAGAGGGGAGGGTTAACTCCCCCCTTCTAAGGTTTATAAAAGATTCTTAGAATCCTGTTACAAGTGCACAGTGTTCTTTTCCTAAAACCTCAAGGCCCATAATAGCCTGATAGTTTACGTCAAGAATTGCATCAGCACTAGTTGGAGTTGGAGCAAGTCCACCTGTCAATGTTTCTCTGAAAGAGAAGTTGTTTCCATCTCCTTCTAAGTAACGTACTTGTAGGTAATCTTGTGATCCACCACCACCTGCTGTTTTAACTTGTCCTGTAGGTACAAGATAAATTTCACCAGATCCAGTTACTGTCGATCCTAGTTCGTTGTGATCTAAGATTGACATTTGCTTCTTGTTCCAAGTTCTTCCGTATAGTTTGAACTTATCTACACCTAAATCGATGCTTCTTCCATCAACAGAGAATCTTGCAGAAGTTAATCCAGAACCGTCTAGACCGTTTAATGCATTATCAATTTTGATGTTAGCAGAAGTACCAACCCACATCCAGTAATCTTTTGGTGCTCTTGCTTTGTTTAAAGCAGAAGTAAGATCTTGTAATGTAGTTAGAACATTTGTGTTAAAGTCATATGGTGATCCTGATTCCAAGATACCACCTGCTTTTAACTCTTCTCTAAGACCGTTTGTAGTCTGTACAGCGTTTCCGTCAATATTCATATCTCCCACAGATGCTCCTGCGTAGAAATCTCCAGAACCTTTACCAAACATTAATGAGTTAGAGATATCACCTCTAAATCTTTGTAACGCTTCGTAAGTTCCTTTGTACATGAAATAAGGCTTACCTTTATACTCAACAGTTACTTTAGATGCTTTTGCAACATCTGAAATTCTGTATTTGTTTTTAAAGATTTGCACTCTATTTGATTGCTTAGTCAAACCGTACTTGATTGGATCTGGAGAACCAGAACCTTCACCCTGTGCGTTTGAGAATACAACAAATTTATCACCTGCTGCATTGTAGTCAGATGCATCACCTGCACCATCTACTGGTACAAAAGTTACTCCTGCTGCTCCAATAGACTTAATTAAGTAGATGTTACCTGAAGTACCCATCATTAAGTCACCAACTCTTGCTGTACCTGTAGAAGAACAAGCGATGTCTGCTTGTTGTCCTGTACCTGCACCTGCTTCTGAGATAGTTACTACGTTATCCTTATACAACGCTTCATTTACAAATGCGTGGTATACTGGCTGACTTACTGGCTTTAGTTTTCCTAAAGACTGCATTACGTCAAGGAATGAATCCTCTTCGTTTTGTACGTCTAAGACGCTTGATAAGATCTCTCTTCCTTGAACAAAAGAATGGCTCAAGAAACTAAGTGAACTTATATAATTTGAATTTTCCATTTAATTTTAATTTTATTATTTAACGAATGATTTTTACGTCTGAGTCCCCTCTACTCAGTGCACCCATTAAACCCTCTAAAGGATTTGTAGATGCTTTATAATTCTGCTGTGCTTTTGTAGGTTTCGTAGGGTTTTTCAAATCTGAAACAACCTTTTCTTGACCTATTTCTTGCCCATGAGAAATAAGGGATGAATCGTAAACGTCAGGATCTGAAGCATATGCCAGGACTCTATACCATTTGTCAAAGTTGATGTTACCTTCTTGATCTTTAAATAAATTAAAGAACTTATTGTTATCTACAGTCATTTCCTCTAATTGCTTAGGATCATCAATTTCATAAGAAAACTTTTCACCGTTATAGTCAACTAATATAGACTTGTTTTCAAGTATATTCTTAGTGCTAGGATTAGTGTTTACAGTTTCAATCCACTTTGAATTTATTTCATCTTGGTCTACTTGAGACTCTTCAGTTTTAGGAGGAGATGTAAATTTCTTCTGTTCGTCAACAAAAGAAGACCTTAGTTTATCAGCATCTGCTTTAAGCAGTTCTTTACCAAGTTCTACCTCGTCCTCGTCATACTTATCCTCGTCTAGTGAATATTTATTAATTATGTCACGCTGATACAATCTTTCAATTGCTTTATCAGATAGAGTAGGGTTGTCTTGTTTTAAGTTACGTCTCATAACTTGTTGATCAGACATCTCCTCATAATTAATAGATGTTGCCTCTAGATAAGGTGTAAGGCTTCCGTTTGCATTATAATATTCGACTGCACTTTTGATGTAGTCATCTTTAAATTGAGCATCTGACGAATCTCTCATTCGTTTGTACTCTTCAAAAAAGTCTTCTAAAGTTTCGGCTTTACCTCCACTTAATTCTTTTGATAAACTATCTAGTTGCTGAAACAACTCATCTGGTTTACCTATTTTATCTTCTTCAGAAGTTTCCTCTTCTTGTTCCGATTCCTCTTCTTGTTTAGGTTCGGTTACCTCTGTTTCTTGATTAGGGGTATCACTTACCTCTGTTTCTTTTTCTAACTCTTCAGCAGCATCTGTTAATGCTTCGTTAGGTTTCTCTTCTTCGGTGTTGTCAGAATTTAATTCAATTTCCTGAGTTTCACCGTTTTCATCTATCGTTTTAAATTCAGATAGATCAAAGTTGTCTTCAATTTCTGCCATAATTTTATGTTGTTTGTTTCAAAATTATTATTATATAGTTTTAGATTATGAATTTTTTACAATTCAGTTCCAGGTTGTTCTATCATTTTCATACCTATCTCTTTGGTAGGCAAGTTGTTAATAGCGTTCTGTTCTAGATTAGATGCTTGTTTCATCTCTTCTATTTGTATTTCAAATTTATATTTCTCTTGCTGTAATTTTGATTGTAACTCTGCTTTGAGTTTCTCCATCTCCATTCTCATTTGAGAGTCCATTTGAAGAGTTTGTTGCTTTGCTTGTTCAGCAGCCTGTGCAGATTGTTGTTGTATCTGGCCATTCATCTCTTGTTGACGAATTGCTTTCTGTTCTGCCTCTTCTCTTTTCTTTTTAATTCTGTATGCTAATACTTGCTGTGCTTGTTTCAAGTTTGTTATTTGCTCAATATAAACAGCATCTTCAAAATCAACCTGTCCTTGAGCAACGCTTCCTTGAAGAATTTGCATTAGTCTTTGTTTTTGTTCTTCAGTTGGTCTGTCTTCAATTTTTACTCCAAACTCATGCTTACCAACATCAGCAGACATTTTAAAGAATTTCATTGTTTTTTTACCAAGAGATCTTACATATCCTTCTATTGGATTTATTCTCACACTATCTTGTAGCCTAACAATACATGAAGATGCAAGTTGTTCTAAAAGATATCTCTCACCTTGTTCTATATGTGCTAAGGCATTATTAGTTGCTTGTGCTGCTAATTTTGCAGTAGTTGTTAAAGACCTTGCATCAGGAGTTGATCCATCTGTAAATTCATTTAGACCTGTAATCTGACGAATCATTTCTATATTATTCTGTATAACAGTGTAATAAGAAACAGCATCTCTACCAAGTCCATTTTCTAGTTCTTCAATAGGTCTGTAGTTTGTCGGTTTTCCACCAATATCGTTTCTCCTATAAACTAAAGTACCAGTCTTATTAAATAAGTCTATGACATCTGTCGGCTTCATTTGATTACCACCAGATCCTAATGGAATATCTTCTAACGCACCTAATTCAATCATAATACCTTTTGGTCTTGCCTGATTGATTGTGTTTTGTAGTCTATACCAAGATATCTGAATTTGATCAGCAATTGGAATCAATTGTTCCATTATTCCCAAAGGCTTCATGTTATGGTAATCAGGAGCAAATAAGTGATATGAAAGATCAGTATCCATAAGTTTGGATTTTACTCTCTTCATGTCATTACACAATCCATAGTCAAAACAAAATGGTGAATCTACAATCCATGATATTTTATAAACTGTTTTATAAGATGATCTTGTAAATTTCTTTTTCTTTTTATTGTAACTATTGTAACCTGCTCTACCAAACCTTTTGTTTCCTCTCTTGTCTGTTCTAGACTCATGAACCATTTCGTCAACAGAGAAAAATTCCAAATCAAGAACTAACACTTTTCTATCATCGTAATTCTTGTAATATTTCTTATTAGATGGAAACATTTTTGAGTCTCCCTGTCTTCCTGAAAACTCCTCTGCAATAGTTTGATATTCTTTTTCGCTTATTTGTTCACCTGCTCTCTGCTTTAGATCAGATATGCTCATCTCAGTCAATTCACCAATGTGGATTTTGTCAGAAAAGTCTCTTTTATTACAGTGAGATATTAAAATTTTAGAAGGATCTATAACTCTAATTTTTACAGCACCATTACTGTCGATATACTCTTTGTAACCTGCAACACCAAAATCAAACAAATACTCCATGACTTGTTTTCTTTTTTCATCCATTCCATTTGTGTGAAAAACCAGGTCGATTCCTTGTTCCATCTCAATAGATGCATTATGCTTATAGGTATAATCCATGTGCATCTCAAGTTCTTCATCGTCTTGAGGTTCACCTTGTTTGTGTTTTAAGGCACTAAACTCTTCCATCCCTGGAGCAGATTTAGAGATTGCTTTTCTAAGATCCATTTTTGCTTTAGATCTTCTATAGTAATCTTCAATATCTGATTGTGCTACTGCATCAATTGGAGTTGCAGTTATATTATATTCTGTTTTATTTAATTTACCTAAAGCAATTCTTCTGAATTTAGGTACAATAGGAAGCACTGACCAGTCAATTGCAAACCAAGATTCATTGTCTGTTTCATCTACATTAAGTAAACTCTTGTATTTGTTTATAGACTGATTACCTTGAGCATAATCTTTTATCCTTGGATAAGAACCTCTGTTATTATGAAATGACTGTGTTCCATGGTTAGTGTAGTCAGACCATGCTGCTTTTGCATATGATAAACACCATTCTTTATTTTTATCCCTTGGATCAACTACATGATTAGGATAGTTTGCTTTGGTTTCTGATTTAATCATCTTACCTTATGTCTTTTAAATATATTTTTTGCTTCAACTAGAGACTCTTTTGAAAATTGGTTTTTTAATAATATATGCTTATCAGCAATCAACGTATATCCTGCTGCCATTGCTGCATCAAATTTTGTTGTTTTACTAATATCAAACTCTAACCAATCTTTTAATAATTCTTTAAAACACACATTCTCAATGTGCGACTCTATATAATCTTCAGTCACTTCTGCTATTTGCTGATGCGTTCTAACAGATCCACTTAATCCAGGCTTCATACTTCCTGGTAGGTACATCAAGAAAGCAGCGTAACCCCTGTCTTCAAAATATGTTTTTATACCTACCTTATTATCCTCGAACAATAAATCACAAGAATAATAATGACAGCACTTCAAAACATCTTCATAAAATTGTCTTGCTGTACTTGGTCGGTAAATATATTCAACTATAAATGAACTGTCATAAATATTTGATACTGAGTTGTGTTTCTTGTAAACGTAGAATGCACCGTTAGACCTCCTATTGTCTACAGTGCTATCATGATCATAGGGATCGCACCCCATAACAAACTCAGTTTTTCTTGTAGGTAAATAATTTTTACCTCTTTTTATTACTCTATTCGCATCTTTCTGATCCTCAAATAAATAAGAAACTTTAAATCTTCCATTACTCATTGGTTTAAAATCAACATGGCCTGTTTCTCTATCTCCAACCCATTCAAAATTTCCTACAGTATATGCGTTTTCATTCCATGATAACCTGTCTATTTGGTTATTTAACTTCATTGCATTGAATAAAGACTTTTCACCATCTATTCTAAAAGCCTCTTCAATAGTAAATGGATTCCTTCGTATAATGCTTGACAGAGCACGATCATCATTAATAAGATTTGTACGTTCAGCCAAATAATATTCCTTAGCACGATCTTCGTCAGCATAACCGTAGTCATCAAAGTAAAGGGTTTTGTAAGAGGGTGTGAAAAATCTGAATAAACCACTGGGAGTTCTACCTTGAGGATTTCTATTTTCTTGATTACTATTATCCCAAAGCCTTTTAAAAGACTCACCACCAGATTCCATCTCCTCGACAGTGGTTGTATAAAGTAATTTTCCAATGTATTCTCCATCCAATTCAGAACAGAATCTAACAACATTGTGCCTTTCCCAGACATCCACTTCCATAGTTTTTCCAACCTCGTCACCAAGGTATCGATGTAATTTTGTACCATCATATGCATATTTATCTGAACTTTTCCAGTCTATTTGACTTTCTAGTTCTGGTTTTCCTAAGTCCTCAAGCGACTTTCGCCCACGCTTAGTTGTTCTATAAAATCTTAATTCTGAGGTTGGGGTAACACCTTTTGATTGATCATAAACTGGTCTAAAAAAATCTGGTAATTTTTTAAATGGACTTACTATAGATTTTTGAAAAACATTGTTTTTTGCATCACCTGCTGTTTTAGATTGTATACCACCGTTTTTATTTTTGGATCTAGAAATTAAGTCAAACATAAATACACCTGCTCTCACAGTTTTACCTTGTCTTCGCTTTGTTAATTCTATCATCCCCAAGCACTCAGGATTGTTTACACATGATTGTAAAAAATAAAAATACTCTTGGTCTACTTTTCTAAAACTGGGGTATCCAATATCAATCTTCCACCAGTTTAAAAATAAGTAATGCATACCTGTTAAGTATTCTGCCTTACCATTATTCATAAACCAAACACCATTTAGTCTTCTATCCCATTCCTGTGACCTAAAGTTTTCTAATTCTACATCAAAATAATCTTTATCTTCTTCCTGTTTAGATAACTCTTCATTTCTCTTATAGTTATAACTTTCAGGGAGTGTAGTCCTTGTCCACTTTTGTTCTGATGATTTTGACGAATTTGTTATAATAGGTCTTTTTTCTTGTTCACCTGTTATCACATTATACACATATCCCTTTTTAGGAATATCAAAATCTATACCCTGTATATTAACTACACTCATAAATTTGCAATAAACTCTGGAGTTAATCTTTTATCTGCTTTTATAACTTTTAGTAGTTCTTGATCTTCTCCATATAACTTCATGTAGTAAGAATCTAATCTATCATTTATGGTATTTAAATCATCCATGATTTTAGATTTTATTTGGAGTGCTTGTAGTATGTCTTTATCTCTTTCTCCTTCAACTGGACTTAATAGTTTTGTTTGGTATTCAAAAAAAGTTTGTTCATTAGAAACAATCATAGACCAAATTCTATTGTTTTGTTTTCTTAAAAACTCATCAACCATATCTACTAGTTTACCAGACAAGAAGAAGAATATATCGTGCAATTTTTCATTATCTTTTACTAAGTCGTAACCAGATAAAATTGCTGCTTGTTCTTTTCTAACTTTAAGATCTGGGAACTGTTCTTTCATTGGTGTATTTTGATCATACATATAAAGAACATACTTAATCATCTGTTCTTCAGAGTCTTTAAACGTCTTGAACATTTTAAGTTTTGGATACTTATTTTTTAATGACTTTACCTTGAATGGATTAAAGATCATTTTGTTAAAGTCTTCGGTGTTGAAGATTTCAATTAACGACATAACTGTTGGTTTTAAACAAAAGTATAAGTTTCTCTTCAGACACATATAAAAATATACTATTGATCTTTATTTTATATAATTATGACTATCAAATATTTGTACCTTTTTTTTAGTAGAATACTATATTTGGCTCAAATTAATAATGATGGCACTATATCAGGGGAAAAACGTAACTCTCAATAAGATTATGAAATCAGAGAGAGCAAGTAAGAAATCTAAAGTCTATGTCAAGGATGGTGACAAAGTGAAAGTAGTACACTTTGGCGATCCTAATATGAGGATTAAAAAGAATAACCCTGCAAGAAGATCATCATTTAGAGCAAGACATAACTGTGATAATCCTGGGCCTCGAACATCTGCAAGATATTGGGCCTGTAAAACTTGGTAACAAGATGACAATGCAAGACTTAAAATTATATCTCCTCAACGCAGGAACTTTTACTATATCAATGACACAAATAGATACTGTGCTTAAAATCGGATTACTTATTATATCCATTGGATATACAGCACAGCGTTGGTATTATCTGAGAGAAGAGAATAAAAATAAAAAGTAATTTAACTTACAGTAATTTGTTGTCAATCCAAGTATTATATATTTGGGTGACCTTCAATTTCTATAAGTATATTTATCAATAAATAATTTCACCATGGACGAAGAAAAAATTAAAAGACTCAGGGAAAAAATTGCCTACCTACGAAAGATGGGGAAGGAAGGTAAAGCCATGAATCTTGAAAGAAAAATCGAACAAGCAGCAATCAAGAAAGATTACAAAGCAAATAGAACACCTTCTAAAGTAGGAAAGGTTTTACGCAAAATTAAAAAAGGTGTAACTAACGCTGCTAGTGCTGTAAAAAACGAGGTTAAAGAAACTGTAGATACAGTAAAGAAAGTTAAGGAAGCAAAAGTTAAGGAAGCAAAAGTAAAGAAGGATAAAAAACCTCCTGTTGTTAAAGCAGTTAATCCTCAAGGCAAACCATTATCAAGTATAGATAAAAATACTTCAGTAAGAAAAACATCATTATCAGGTA